TAAAAATATTAAAAAATATTAAAAAATATTAAAAAAATTAAAAAATATTTAAAAATATTTAAAAAATTATATATTTTGAATGTTAAATATCTTAAACTCACAAAAAAATATTTAATTTAAATTTAAAAAAATTTTTTCTTATGTAAAGTATATATCCATGGGTGGAGGTTTAATGCAACTCGTCGCTTACGGCGCGCAAGATGTTTACTTAACAGGTAATCCTCAAATTACTTTTTTCAAAGTCGTTTACAGAAGACACACTAACTTCTCTGTAGAACCTATTCAACAAGTTTTCAACGGTGCTGCTGATTTCGGTCGCACTGTTACTTGCAATTTAAACAGAAACGGTGATTTAATCACTAATATGTATGCTGTCGTTCAATTAGCTGCTACTACTGCTGGTGCCGTAGAATGGGGCTATGTTAGACGTTTAGGCTATGCTTTAATTGAATCCACCAAAATTGAAATTGGTGGCTCCAAAATTGATGAACAATATGGTGACTGGTTAAACATCTGGTATGAACTTACTCATAAAATAGGTCAAGAACGTGGCCATGCTGCTATGATTGGTGATGATGATGAACACCGTCTTTTACATAATGATGCTCGTTCCGCATCTACTTTATATGTACCTTTAGCTTACTGGTTTAACAGACACAATGGTCTTGCTTTACCTTTAATTGCTCTTCAATACCACGACGTACGCGTAACCATTAAATACCGTAATGTTACCGAATGCGTTAACTACAAAGGTGCCAATAAACCTACTATGCCTACAATGGCTGATTCTTATTTATTAATTGACTATGTTTTCTTAGATTCTGAAGAAAGAAAAAGATTCGCTCAAGCCAGCCACGAATATCTTATTGAACAATTACAATTTACTGGTTCTGAATCCTTAACTAGCAACAGCAACAATAAATACAGACTCAACTTTAACCACCCCAGCAAATATTTAGTATGGGCTCCTCACTTAGAAGTTCACGGTTCTGCCACACAATGGTTAACCTATGCTGCTGATGGCGACTGGGATGCTGCTCGTGAAACATTTGCTAAATTAGTTTGGTTATCTACTAGAACTTTAACTAATGGATTAACAATTACTGTAGGTGATGGTTCTGGAAATGAAATTCAATCGCCTGCAGCTGTTGGTTCTCTTTCTGCACCCCTTACCGCAATTTTAGCCAAAATTGATGCTCAAGTAGTTTTTGCTGATGCTTCTGGCAGTGTAGCTGCTATTCCAGCTAATGTAGTCATATTAAGAAATGAAGTAACTGCGCAAGATATGACTGCTACTATTGCCCAATTAGATACTTGGGGAGCCAATGAAACTTTCTTAGGTCTCCATGGTGTATTTGTTACCGATCACTTTAACTACGGAAGATGGGTTGATTGCACTGCTAACCCCGTAACCAGTGGCAAATTACAACTTAACGGTCATGATAGATTCCAAAGCAGAGATGGTAACTACTTCAACTATGTCCAACCTTTCCAACACTTCAGCAACACCCCTGCTGATGGTATCAATGTCTACAGTTTTGCCCTCAAACCTGAAGACCATCAACCCAGCGGCACCTGCAATTTCTCGCGTATTGACAATGCTACTCTTAATGTTTCTTTAACTAATGACACTGTAAGTGCTAATGGTGATGATAACTTAAATATTTACACTGTCAATTACAATGTATTAAGAGTTATGTCCGGTATGGCTGGCACTGCTTATTCGAATTAAAAAATTAAAAAATTAAAAAAAATTATAATCTATTTAATTTTATATTATGTTTAATAATCTAATATTTAATAGTTTTTCTTATAAATATGGAAAATATGCGGAAGATTTAGAATATGTATATCCAACTGGTAACCCAAATTTGAAAGTAACTATATATATAACTATAAGTATTATTTGTTTTATAATTGGAATTATGTTATTTTTTTATTCAATAATAAATAAAGTTAATACTAATTCAAGTATATTACAAAAAGTAATAAATATATTTAAAAATATATTTTTAATTATTTCATTATTTAGTTTTTTATTTTATTTATACATATATTTTATTAAATATTTACCAGAATATAATGAATGGTATCAATCTTTACCAGAAGAAGCTAAAAATGAATTAATATTTAATACTTTCATTAATAATGGTATTGTTAAAAATTTAATTAGAAAAATAATGTAGTATTCAAATTCAAAATTTAATTAGAAAAATAATGTAGTAGTAGTAAAATTATTAAGATATAATATTGAATTAGTAATATCTTCTGCTTTAATTAATCTTTTATTAATATCTATAGTTTTATTAATAAAAGATTCAAAAATATTATTTTCTTTTTTTTTTAAATTTACTTGATTAGTATTAAATATTTTAATAAGTTCTGTATCTTTATTATAATTATTTTTATAATACATATCAACTATATAATATAATTTATTAATTATTTTTTTATTATGTTTTTTATCATCTATAGATTTAATAACAACTTCTAAATAATTATAAAAAGATTTAAGAATTTGTTTTTTATAGTTTAATTCATCTTCATATTCTTGTTGTTCATCATCACTTTCTTCTTCCTGTTGATCATCACTTTCTTCTTCCTGTTGATCATCACTTTCTTCTTCCTGTTGATCATCACTTTCTTCTTCCTGTTGATTATCACTTTCTTCTTGTTGATCATCACTTTCTTCTTCTTGTTGATCATCACTTTCTTCTTGTTGATCATCACTTTCTTTTTGTTGATTATCACTTTCTTCTTCCTGTTGATTATCACTTTCTTCTTGTTGATCATCACTTTCTTCTTGTTGATTATCACTTTCTTCTTCTTGTTGATCATCACTTTCTTCTTGTTGATGATTACTTTCTGAATTTGTCATAGTTATAAATTTTTTTTCAGATTCTTGAAATATTTGGTTATTCATTAATTATATCATAATTAAAGAATCTATTTAAATATCAATTTTTTATATATAATATATGAATTATGACTTTGATTCTTTATATAAAATAATAGAAAAAATGGATCAATCATCAAAAGAAAAGTGTTTAATTTGTCATTTACCTATTGAAAATGACGAATTAATTTTATCTTGTAATCATTACTATCACAGTAAATGTTTAAATAAAAAAACTAATAAACTAAAATGTCCCTATTGTCAAAAAATAGTATCAATTAAACCAACAAAAATTATTCCAGAATATTGTAAAATTTTGCTTACAAGAGGTAGTAATAAAGGAGAATATTGTGGTAGAATTAATTGTTGTTATCATAAATTAAATAAAGAAACTATAACAGTTATTAAGCCGAATGAATATTTATGTCAATCTATTCTTAAATCTGGATTAAGAAAAGGAGAAATTTGTGGAAGAAATAATTGTAAATTACATAATATTAATCTATAAAATCACATTCACTATCATCTTTTTTAAATTGTGTTTTATTTAAAAAATTAATTTTAGGTAATTTTATATATTCATCATCTTCTTTATCAGATTCTTCTTTCTTTATTGGTGTTTTTATTTTTTTTATTTGACTTTTTGATTTATTTAATTGTTTAGTAAGTTTATCAACTTCATCATCATCTACAAAATTACATTCTACGTGATTTTTTAGATTTTTAGAAACAACTTCTTTTTTAGTTATAGATTGTTTAAAATCATCTAAAAATAATACTTTATTATTAATTAATTCATTATCAATTTTAAATTCTGTATCAGTTCTAATATATTTTTTTCTTTTTTCAATAATTTGTTTTAATTTTGGTAATTCATCTAAATGTTCGCGATAATATTTAACTTTTTCCCAAGTTTGTTTTAAAATTGGTAAAATAGATGCAAATAATTTTTTATCTCTTTCTATTGGTTGATTATGTGATTGTTCTAATTTCCAATAAATAATTTTATTGAATGAATAATCTTTAATAATATCTGGGTATTTTTTATTTAATTCAGACATTGTCTTAGCAATCCATTCATCATATTGTTGAGAATTCATATCTAATCTTGGAGGATAGATAAATTTACTTTTCCATTCAATATTATCTTCTTCAAACTGGGGTTCCCATATTTTTGGAAAGAATTGAAGTAAAACTCCTTTTTTAATTCTATCATCTATATTTATAGATTGTGCATTTATACCAATTTGATGTTTGGTATTTTGACAATTATCTATTAAATAATCTTCACGTGTTTTATATTCAATTAATTTACATTGCCAAAAGTCACATGTTTGTAATTCACAACATTCTAATTGTTGTTGAACTTGTAAATAATAATAATATGGACAAATATGACCTGGAATTCTTCCCGATGTTTCTATTGTTCTTCCATTTGGAGCAACACATTTAATTTCTAACATAGTACCTAATTTATCTGAAAATTTATTATCAAGAGTTTTTGCAGAACAAATACCATCAGGTGATGCTCCTAAAAGTGGTTGTGTTTCCGAAGGTAAAGCACCGAATTCAACTACTTGAACATTATAAATATGTTCATAAATTTTTGTTGCAATTAATTCAAATTTTTTTCCGTGATATACATTTGCATTATCTAAAAATTGATGATCTGGGTCACATTTTTTAAGAATGAAAGATTCAACGGGCTCATATGGATTTTCATCAATTGCTGCAGCAGTATCTGAAGCAGTAATACGGTTATGACGATATTCAAACCATTCTTTAGATCTTTGTTCTGGTTGAGGAAGTGCTTTTAATTTTTGAAAATGTTCTTCTAATTTTTTAAATTCTTTGGGAATTTTAACTTGAGAATATAATTCAAGATGATTTGGAAAATAACATTTATCAGTATCTAATGTTTCAATAAATTCTTTTTTATTTTTAATTAATATTGTAAAAACTTCATTCATTAATATTAATGTTAATTCAGGATAAGTTTCTTTATACGTTCTATAACACTTATTTAAAAGAGTATAATATTCTGTTTCAGACCAAGATTTTTTTTGTTGTGATTCTAAATATTTTTTAGTATCATCAAATATATTATTAATTGTATCTTTTGCCATTAATGTCATTAATAATAATATTAATTATATAGTTTCTTTTTTAATCAATTTTTATTAAATAACATACTTTCCATTTATAAATTGTAAATTTGGAATACTAATTATTTTACCTTTGGTTGAATCATATAAAATACTATCTTTTTTAGTAATAATTTTATTTTTTACCATATCTATTAATTTTTCTTTTAATTCATTTTTATCTTTTTCATCATTAATTAATAACATATTAATATATTCTTTTATTTTTATAATTTTATGAATTGCAGTTAATTTTACCCAAGGTTTTAAATATAAATAATCATCAGTATATTGTGCTGATATAGGTGATTCTGTATTATTTAAATTACTTATATTTTTAATTACTGGGTTTTTAGTTTCAGAATCTTCTGATAATTTTATTAATTTTTCTTCTAATATATATTTTTTTTTTAATCCGTATTTTTCACAAGCTTTAATTAAATTAGATAAATAATTAATTTCTAAGGATTTTTCAATAGTATGTATATTAAAAGTTATATCATCCATTTACTATATAAAGAAACTCTTTTTTAAATATATTTATTTAAAAAAATTGAATCTATAATTTAATATATATATATCTTATTAATAATGAGTTCAAATACAGAATTTGATGAATTATTTGCCTTAAGAATTTTATTTCAAGATGAATTTGATAACGAAAGTGATATTATTTGTGAACTTAATTATGAATTAATTAAAAGAGGAATATCTGTTGAAAATATTCCAAATATTTTAAAACAATTTTATGAATCTTTTGGTATTAATATGACTATTGAACAAATAAATCAAGTAATACAACCAACACAACCAAACCAAGAAGAATACTTGGCTAATCAACTTATTAATGTATTAAATCATTATATAAATAGACCAGTTACTTCTGAACAAAATAACAATCTTATAAATAACTATCTTATAAATAACTATCTTATAAATAACAATCTAGAAAATAACAATCTTATAAATAACAATCTTATAAATAACAATCTTATAAATAACAATCTTATAAATAACAATCTTATAAATAACAATCTTATAAATAACAATCTTATAAATAACAATCTT